CATACATTGAAGGTATGTTTTTATTTTTAAGATGAAATCTTCTAGTTAAACTATCAACCATTCCTTTACTATCTTCAGTAATAAATATTTCTGATATGTGTAAAGTTTTAAATCTTAAATCATCTTTCATATCATCTGTTATGAACATAGCGGATGTACCAAAGCATAACATTTCGTGGTAAAGTTCAAACACTTCTTGTTGGAAATTAGATCTAGCAAATACTTGCTGCATAATTTTTGCGCAACTCTCAAGCCATTCGTTAGCAGCATCATCGTCAGCTGCCATTTGATTTCTAAATTTTAAAACAAACCATGGAGAAATTGTATTCGTCAACATTCCATTTAAAGATGAGGCTAATAATTCTAATGCGTGTGTTGCAGTACCATCAAAAATTTGCTGATGACGTTTATCGCCTGGTGTATGCTTTTCAGTTATGTTTGCTTTTCTTGGTAAAAAATAATCTGCAAGTTCTTGCCAATGATCTTCCCAGGTACTTCTTTTAGCTTTAAGAGAATTGTATCTCTCTATTACCATTTTTGCTTTTGGATCTTGTGCCATTTATGCTCCCACCTTTTTCATTGCGATTTTATGTGATTTTGTAAAACTTGTTCCTTTGTTCATGGCTGTTTTCATTTCCTTCATATGTTTTTTTGAATGATGTACGCTGTGTTTTTTTAAAGTTGCTTGTTGTTTTGCGGTTATTGCCATCTATGCTCCCAATGTTCTTTTAGTTGTGTTTAAATTACTATCGCCTAAACCTTTGGCTTTTTGTAGAATTGTAGATCTTCTTCCTTTTTTATTATTTGATAAAAGAGTTGCATTTGATGAATAACTTGCTGAAGGTTCAACAGCATTTGTAGCGGTTGCTTGTGATACTTCCGCTGTAGTCGGTGCAACCATACCAGCTGAAGTAACTATTCCAGAAGATGCTACTTGTTTTGTAGCTGCTGTATTGGTTGTAAGAATAGAATTATTATTATCGTCTGTATTATTATTAGTATTAATCTGAGAACTACTAAAAGTTTTTCCACCTTGATAATCAGACGAACCTAGTAATGCTTCATTAGTCTTTCTTGTTTTGTAATCTTCTTTAATTGCTTTACCAGCTTTAACAACACCTCTAATAACAGCTCCAGTAACTCCACCACCTTGAAAAAATTTTTTTACTGGGTTTGGTTTTTGAATTGTTTTTAATTGACTTGAATAAGATGTTCCACCTCCGCTGTCATCAGATCTATTACTTGCTCCACCCATACTATCCTCCTAATAAAGTTTTTTTAGTTGTGATTTCATCATCTTCTAAACCATCAGCTGTTGTTAATATTGTTGAGCTTCTACCTTTTCTATTTCTTCTAATGGAAGCTCTTTTTTCTGCGACTTCTTCTGCTCTTGTTGTATCTTCAAAAGCTGGTGCTTCTGGCATTGCTTCTGGTTCTGGTGGTGCTTCTGGCATCGCTGGCATTTTAACAAAAGGTTTTAATATTTTTTTTACTACTCCACCCATAATTTATTTCTCCGTGTGTATTGAATAATCGTTTTCGGCTAATTTTTGTTCAGCCATTTTTTGTCTTGGTAATTCCGATAAAGATATAGCCATGTATCTTGCAGCATCGCAAGCGTGTGAGCTAAAATCCTTAACGGGTTTTGCACTAAAAATTCTCATCTTATCATTGTACTTACGATGATGATGTCTTAACGCAGCTAATAATGGTTTTGTTGCATCAGCATCAAACCAACATTTCGGCAGTACCATTTTCAAACTGTGGATACCATCTTCTAATCCGAGTTTAGGCAGTACCCTAAATCTTATTCCTAATTGGTAAGCGATCTCTCGTCTTGTCTTACCATTACTAAATTCTGTAACTTCAATGTCGTGTGGCGCATAGTGTTCGCCATAAACATAATCTTTGTCTTTAATCATCTGAACATAATGAGGTAACCCTTCTCTATTATTTTCATAATAATCAATAACCATTATTTGATTTCCAATTTGTTGAAAAAAAATAATAGCGGTGTTGTCTCCATATCCCAAATCCCAGGCGGTATTCACTAGGAAAGCTGGATCATAAGCGATACGACTTATTTGTTTTTTATCTTCAATCTTTTGAATTATGTTTCCATAAATCGAGCCACTTATATTTGCAATCCAATCGCACTCAAATTCTTGTAAATATTTTGAATCCCCCATCTGAGCTTTAGCAGCGTCTAATTCTTCTTGATCGACTAATTTAGTCTCACTTGCTTTAGCAGTATAAGCCAACCATTTAGGATCCCCCAAAGCGTATTGGTATAGATCATAAAATATATTACTCACTCCTTGTGGAGTAGAAATAAAATAGGCAAATCCCTTTCTGTCAGAGATAGCGGGTCGCAAAATTTCGTTCCATAGTATCGGGTTCATCTGTGAACATTCATCGACACAAATTCCGTCAGCGTAAATTCCTCTAATACGATCTGGATCCTCTCCAGACATCAATGTTATTCTTGCGCCATTGGGGAAGTCGCATCTTAACTCGGTTTCGTTAAATGTCGTTCCTGGAATACAGCCAGCGTATTGCTTTAAATAATCCCAACAAACCCTCTTTATACTTACGAATGTTGGCCCGATCAGATAATACCTGGGGTTCTTTTTATCATTGGTTAGAGCTTTCCTAATCAAGTGTAAAATAACCAGTATTGTTTTTCCGAAACGTCTATGACAATTTAGAACTGCAAATCTATGATTATCCAAATCCTCATGCAGCTTCGCTTGTAATGGCCGAGGCGTATAAGGGATCTGGATGTGCATTAGAAAATTATAGAAATTACAATAACAACCGCAGCAACTACTACAGCCGCTTTTATATTTGTGCTTCTACTATTCCAATATTTTATTATCTTATCCATATCTTCTCCTAGTGTAGTGTGGGTAGTTCAGTTAGATCTAAAATTGATTGATACTCAATCCCACTATTTTTCATTAATTTTTTTACAAAATGATCTGCGTGTTGTGTGTCGTCAAAGCCATTCAAATGAATAACCATGCCATTCGTATCTTCAGCCAGGAAAACTGTTGCAGTAATCATTTTATCTTTTATTTTCTTATTCATAATTTCTTTCTGTCTGTCTAGGCGTGTGTGTCGAACTCCCAAGTATATATATATACAAAACTGTGGGTGGTTTTCGGGGTATACCCCCCAGGCACGCCTTGATATTCTTTATTTTTTCTGTAGTTTTTAAGCCTTATGGTTTCCTAAACCGATACGATTCTAGTATTACCAATGCTTATTAATCAATTTGTGTTACGCTTGTGTATTCTTAACGGTAACAGCTCGCACTTGCACTCACTCTCTATCTATCGCACTCCATGACACGCACGTGAGGAACGTGGCTGCCAGTATAAAGATACGGAGATCAACACTTAACCCAATAAGCCAGGCAATAAAAAACCCCAGCAAGCGTTGAACTCAACTGGGGTTAATTACTTCTTAATTACTTAATAATGATCTTTTATCGTCTCCAGTAGATGCCGTTAAATAAACATAGAACTCATCGCCGCCTAAAAATTTGTGAAGATCCCAGTTATTAAAATGATGAGATTTCAACTTTTTAAGATTTTTTAATAATCCTAAAATAGCAGCTCTATTATTATTTATATTATAATGACAAGTTTGTAATTGAAATTGTATCTTGTCATCATCTTTACTAGGCACAAAAACCGCAAACCATTGGAAGGCATCGTCAAAAAATTTCTTTTTATTTGATGCTCCTACTAAAGGTTTAAAGGTAAAATAATCTCTACCTATATTGGTTGGATCATATTTACAATTTAAAACATCACTTCCTAATATTCTAAACTGTTTTATTTCATTTTCTTGTTTTTTCATGTTTGCTCCTTTTTTAATAAGGAACGATAACATAAGCATTACCAATCTGTCAATATCTATTACCAGTTTGGTTATATTCTTTTTAGGTACTAAAAAACCCTGGTTAAGCATTACACTCGGCCAGGGTTGATTTCTTTTATTTGCTTTTAATTATTTTAGATTAACTACCCCAGGCAGCTTTTTCATACTCGGGTAATTCTGAAATAATATAACTTGCTAAACAATTTGATATTATATCAATAGTTTTAAATAATTTCTTTTTAACAACTGAACCTTCTGAACATTGATAAATAAAACATTGAAGCGATTTAAACAGATCAATTTTATTAAAACAATTACTTGATTTGTAATAATCATTGGCATTATAAATATATGAAGGTTCTTTAAAGCCTTCATTGTATCTGTCATTATAAGCTGTTTGATTGAGATTATTTAACATATAAAAAACTTTTTTAGGGTTTTTTTGCAGCTCATCTTTTAGCTTAACATTAAACATATTTTTACTTGCTACTTCTATTGATCTCATTACTTTATATAATGTTTTTTCACTTACTATAAACGTACTCATATTTGCTCCTTATTTAGTTAATAAGGAACTCTATCATTACCAGAATGGTAATGTCAATACCAATTAGGTAATTAATTTAATTATGTATTTTGTATGCTTTGAACAGTTGTCGTTTGTATTTCATCCACAATTTTTTCAGCATTAATTATTTTGCTTTCTGGCGGTTGACCCCATGATACAGTTATTGTCGTATCTTGCTTTATATCTTGTTGCAGCTTGTCGCCAAACGTCTTAGCAGCAAGTTTAGACGCAAGCCATCTTATATGACTATATTTCTCTCTTAAAAAATGTGTTTCCTGGGGAGATTTTGGGATTTCCATATCTTCCGCAATATTATCCAATAAAGTCCAGACACCCGTTTGCCTAGCGTTCATTATTTTTTTATGAAGCTCCTCATTATCTCGACTATGTTTATAAACTGTGGAGACATCTGGCAGATTTTTATTTTTTCTACAAATAGAGCTTAGAGGGTTTCCCAGTTCTAGTTGTTTAATGATTTCGTCTGTTTGTTTTGTATCCATATTAATAATTGTTCTTCAGTATAATTTTTAAATTGTTTTAAATTCTTGTAGGCTTTAAGTTTACCTTCTAGGGTTCTGGCCCCAGTAGATTTCCCGCCATGAAATTTACATCTATATTTTTTGGAAGTTTTTTGAAAATACCCTTTGCATCTGCATTGGATCGAATAATTTGATCCTCTTGTGAAACTTTCACATTGTATTTTATATAATGGTTTACCAGCCATAAGTTAGAATATAATAATATTCAACTATACCTTTTTCTTTATTAGATTAGATCAATTTTGTCTATAACTGATTTAGTCAGCTTACTTTCAAGATTAAATAATGCGTTGAGATATTTCTTTTTTATTGTCACTCGATGGCAGCCAAACATTTTACCGAGTGCAACCCAACTGTATCGCTTTGATCTTTGCCATAAGATCTGTCTTTCTTCTAAATCAACGAGAGGTAGCAATTCAATAATGGTTAGTTCCCAGCAAGCAATCTGTTTGTTATTGGCTCGAAGTTTTAATTTATCTTTATTTTCATAGAAGCCATGATCGTCTCTATTGTAAGTAAATTTTAGGATATCAAACATAGACGCTGCTTTTGGTAATTTAACATTAGGCATAAACCTTTCTGCCAAACCAGCTGTGTTTAAGATATCCATTAATTTAGTACAGAGTAACTTCAAACAGCCACCTTTAAAGTGGCATTATGCTTTTTTATAGGTTCGTCTTTCTTATATTTATGTTTGGCAATTACATCGCCTTTTTTATTTCTATATTCAATGCTATCTCCATACTCAGCTACATATTTATATTCTTCGCCTTTATACTCTATTGTTGTTCCACTATGTTTAGCGGTGGGGGGAGAGTATCTTGCTCTTTGATAGCTATTATTAAATTTCTTATACCTATTAGTTATACTTATAGTCTTATTAATATCAGTCGTATTCGGAACATCTTGCGTTTCATATTTGGAACGTATCCGATTTTTCCTTACTTCTTGCAGCTTTAGTTGTTGGGGTAAGTAATATTCATTAGTTGAAGATCTACGCTTAACAGTTACGTAACCTAGTTTGGCAAGGTGGAGAACACAACGATAGATCGCCGTACGGCTCATCCCAATAGCCTTCGAGATTGTTGCATGTCTCGGATAACAAATACCCGTTTCCTTGTTCATATAGCTTACTAGGCACGTGTAGACCCTAAAATCCTGGTTGGTTATCCTCACGTCTTTTAAGACTTCTACATCGCCTACATAAAACAAGCTCATTGAATATCTTTCTTTACGCAACTGGTGTTGTGTTGCTCTTGTAATAATTCTAATACTTGAAACCAACCCTCGGGTAGCATCAGAGTTTCTTTACCTCTGGTGGGTGTTAGCTGCGTAACTCTTAAACTTATAACTTTACGATCTTCATTAGCTTGATAGAAAACCAGGAAGGAAGGTAAACCAGATAAGTTTGCTAGAGCTTCGGTTGTCGTTGTCGCTTTCCAAGTCTGGCCCCGATCAAAGCACGTCTCAGCCAGATACAAGGGTGTCTTACAAACTTTGCAAATCCCACACGCATCAATATCAATTAAGTAAACTTGATTATCTCTGCACCACTCAGAATACGGATCGCCAGTATTAAAATAATTACCTTTGAGAGTTCCCCTGGCCACTACAGATCCCCATCTTTTCTTAATTGATTTAATGGATCTTTAAGTTTTTCTATTTCTTGCTTTAAACCATTATTAATTGTTTTGATGTTTCTATTTTCTTCAGACAATCTATCGATCTCTTTTTTTAATTGCTCTTTCTCAAAATTTTTAGCTTTGTTTTTATCTATTAATTCAAAATGCTCTCTAGTTAATTCTGTCATACGCACTCTCCAGGATGTAACGCCAACGGATAATGATTAACCCATTGCATATAGACATCGCAAAATTGCTCGAATGAAGTTATAGTTTGATTGGCAGTATGTTTAGGTAATAAAATTAAAGCTGCAAATAAAACTAAAATTAAATATTTCATTTAGTAAATATAATCTCCGTTACTTCTTGCACCCAAGCAGCGGGAATAGTTGTGACGTTCCCAACTGTTAAAGATCCATCTTCGTCATCAATAATGTAATCAGTAAAGATTATTATTTTTTCTTTTGTGTGAAGTAATTTGTAACCTAGCGAAACTGGTGCAGCGGGTTTTGATGCCATTGCTTTATCAAGCTGCATCCAACCACTATCGCCAACCGCATCCAACCAACGCACTTCGACTAATGGATAATTATTTATAGTGCCAGTTAATTTCTGTCGATTTTTATTCATAAAAACTAGCTGGCAAAACCTTGCCTTTTGTTTTCTCTTTAATGATTTTGATCCAATTTCTGCCAGGCATCCTTGACCCCTTGCACCACCTAAATATAGTGGTTGCTGGCGAGACACCTACTACACCTATTAAATCAGCTAATTTTTTGTATGATAAACCTTTTGTAGTTCTGAATTTTTCTAATTGCATTCATTGTCATTATGGAAATGAACCCTTGTTGGCAATAGCCGATTACCGAAGTTGTCAACATATAACCAGAGTTGCAATTTACTGTAATTTTTGCCTGTTACACTATTGACATAACCAACTCGTTGTGTTTCATTGCCACCATGGTAAAAGTTATTGATATTTCAAATCAGAATTTAAAGGGTAATGAAGCAGATATGTTCTTAAAACAAAAGATGGAAGAAGTGAGTATGGATAGCCAAGAGCTAGCCTACAAATTAAAAGTTTCTCCAGTTACTACTCACAGATGGCTTAAAGGCGAAAGAAAAGTTAGTGTTGAGCAAGCAATAGAAATAGCTAAAATTTTGCAATGCAATCCAGCTGATATATTATTTCCCGCTAAAAAAATTGATAGCTTAGAATTACATGGTTACGCAGAAGATTACGTAGTTAGAAGATTACATAAAAAAAACTATAGAGAAATTATTATACCTGGTGGTTTTTACACACCACAAACAAAAGCTATTCAATTTTATGCACCAGGCAGAGAGTGTCATAACGAAATACATTTATTTGAAAGAGGCGGAGCTACAGATTATGATTATAATGGTTTTAGTGAGGATGCTATTAACAGCACTTGCTATGTTCAGCCAACTGAAAAGGGTAGAAAAAAAGGTTGCCGTGATATTATTTGTTTAATTGAAATAGATAAATCACAACCAACATTTAGATTAAATTTATTACATCCAGAAACTAAAAAACCAATGTCTAGTATGGCTACCAATGTAGATCCTAGAGACATTAAAATTGCAGCTCCAAGAAAAATGACTTTTTTTGAAAGTTATAATAAATATAAGCCTGGCAGAGTGCCTTCAAATAAAATAAATCCTTTTAAATAATTATCCACAACCAACACAACCTCCGATTTTACCCAACTGGTTTTAAAACTTGCCAATAAGGGTTTCTGTGTTTACCAATCGTTCCAATAAAGTATTTAATTTGTATTATGGAACCAGTATTAAAAGACGATTTTTTAGATAGCATTAAAGATTTACCAGAGTGGGTTAAACTTTATAAACTTAATCATT